ATAATGGTCGGGGTTGGGCCACGTCGGCGGCAGGATGCGGATGGTGTTGCCGCCACTCTTTGGCTTGAACATCATGCCCTTGAACGGCTGCTCGCCGCCGCCGCCCGCACGGGAACGACTCATCTGCCGCCGCGTGCTGTCGGCCGAAGGCCGCCAATACTCGCGGCGCGGTTTACTTGCTCGGCTCGGCGCTGCCCGGCGGTCGCCGCCGCGATCCTGGTTGCGCGGGCGGTCCCCCTGCCCGTTTCCATGTCTATCGCTTCTGTTTTTCGCCATTGCTTTCCTTCCTTCTTTCCAAATCTTCAAGTTCACGTAGCAAACTGTCGGTGTGGGCTTTCTTAGCGGTGAACCATGCGTTGCCCGCCACCCGCACAGTAATCCATATCAAGGCGATGCCGATGATCACGCCAAGGGCGTTGAGAACTACGTTATCGAACATGCCCATCTCATTTTCGGAAGTGTTCGCGTTGCTTTTCCCTCGCAGCATTGGCGTTTGCCGAGCGCATGCCGCCCGATGCTTTCTCCATATCCGAGCCGTAGTAGTTGGCTATGTAAAGCTGGATCAGGTCGCGGATGGCATAGCTGCGGGCGTGGAAGGCTTCCTTGAGCGCAGCCGCGAGTCCTACTTTGAGGTCCAGCTGGGACATCTTGTCCCTGACGGCACGGACCCCGGGGTCGAGCAGGGTCTCACTTTCGATGCGCTTCTCGACGACTTTCTCGCCGCTCTCTTCGGCGTCGTGGCGGGACTTTGCCGCGAAGTTGGATTCAGCTTCTTTCAGGTTCTGCTTGGCTTCGTCGCGCCATGAGATCAGCCGTGCCAGACGATTGGCCACCTCCGCGAACAATTCCGGATGTTCGCAGCAGACTTCCTCCAGGTGGAAGCGGTCGATGCGCAGCCGTTCCTCAAGCTGAGCATCGCTCAGGTCCCGGTATCTGGTCGGTCGCGGCGTCGAGTCGATGACGACCCCTTTGGGAGGCAGCGCCGGATTTGAGCGAGTCTTCCCTTCTCTGCGTTCGGCCATGACTCTTCCCTTTCCTTGCTTAGATCATATCCGTTTGCTTTTGTGGCTAGGACTTGGGGCGGAGTTTCGACTGGCAAAGCTGCTGTCCCAGCGTTTAAGAATGTTCCAGTGCGGCGTGCAATACCAGAAGCTTTTGCGGCTGTGTCTGGGCGGGCGGTGGCAGGGGATTCCTTCGATCGAGCAAACGCAACATGCCTGACGGTTGAGCAGCTTTTTGGCCATTCAATTAATCCCAGAAGATGCAGTGGCCGATGGAGCGGAGCAGCTGGGCCTTGGCTTCGTAATTGGCATAGCTCGCGGAGAATTGCTCCATCAGGCCGAGGAAGAACCGAGCCTTCTGGTCGTTCTTGGCGTTCTGGGCGGCGGCGGCAAAGTAGTTGACAGCCTGGATGCGGATGCTCTCCGGATTGGCGCTGTCGAGCTTCTCCAACAACCCCATCGCCGCCCCCCACTGGGCGTTGCCCCGCGCCAGCAGCCGCAGCAGATCGATGGTTTCCTCCTGCTCTTCGACGGCTTGCAGCACCTCGGCGGCTTCAGTGCGGTCCTTGATGTCACGGCAGGCGGCGAGGTTCACCAGGGCTTGCCGAGCCGAGCCTTCGGCTCGTGCCACCACCAGTTGCCTGATCGCGTCAGGCAGCTCGATCCCTTCTTCGGCAGCCACATACTCCACCAGATCGGTGAGGTCGTTCTTGTCGAGCGGCTTGAGTTGGAGGTGCAGACAGCGGGTCTGCATGGTCTTCGGCATCTTGATCGGATTGGTAGTGCAGAAGAACCAGTAGACGCCCTCGGGCGGCTCTTCGGTGGCCTTGAGGATGCTGTCCCAGGCTTGTGGACTGAGGCGGTGGGCCTCGTCGATAATCACAGCCTTGCCGTCCTCGCCGGTCAGCGGGCGGTACTGTGTCATTTCCTGGATTTTGCGCATGTCCTCCACGCCCGTATAGGTGGCGGCATCCACCTCGGTCAGGGCGGTGTTGAAGGCTCGGGCGGTGATGCGCGCCAACGTGGTCTTACCGACGCCACTCGGGCCTGACAGCAGGAAACATTGAAAATCCCTGTGTTCGACAGCGCTTTCCATGACCTTGACTGCGGCGTCCTGGCCGAGAACGTCTCGGAACTCAGCAGGTCTGTAGCTTGTATGCAGTGTGGTCATCTCAACCTCCCTGTCCAAGTATCGGATTCCAGCGGCCCGTAGGTTGTGATCTCTTCTACTTTATCCCAGCTTTGACCTACCGATATCTCTACGCTGAGAGGCACCACCTTGGTCCAGGGAAACGGGCAGGACAGCATGACATCGACAACGACTTCGGCATTCTTCTCGATCTCTCTGTCGGGCCAGATGAAGTTGAGATCGTCGTGTACCATCATGAACGGATAGAACCGCGGTTCCTCCATCTCGCATAACCTGATCATAGCATCGAAGATGATTATAGCTTCATCGCTTTGGATCGGCGTATTGATCACTTCGGTGTGGGCGACAGGAGCGTAACGGCGGAATCCGGAGTGGCCGGTGACGTAGCCATTCTCCTGGTAGAACTGATGCAGACCTGCATGCCAGTCGGCAACGCCGGGGAAGGCGTCGCGGAACTCGTCGTGCAGCTGGTACCCCAACTCCTCGGGGATGCCGAGTGTTGTCGCCACCTTCCTGCCGCCAGCGCCGAAGAACGAAGCAAAGACAAACTCGTTTTTGGCTCTGCCGCGAAACCATTTCATCAGCTTCTTGTCGGCAAGAACTTTTTTCAAGCCGCCATTGCGGTCAGCCCACTCTGGGTGAAGCTGGAATATGCGGTCGCGCCAATCGGCATGAATGTCGTGCCGGTCCCAGAACGATTGCACCAGAGCTTCGTCGAGACTTTCCATAGCCACATTACGAGCCTGTATCTGCCCGGAATCGAATGACACCATCTTGTAGCCTGGGGGAGCTTCGACCTGCCCGCGGACTTCGAGCGCATCGCCGAAATGCTTGGGGGCGTTCTGCACATTCGGCTTCTCGCAGCTCGATCTCCATGTCCGCGTCCGCGACAGGTTCAGTATCGGGTGTAGCAGCCTGTCGGGAAAGACGCAGGATTCCTCGTGATCGATGCGATAGGCGTTGATATAGGTGGACAACACCTTGGCGGATTCTTTCCACTCGATGTGGAGCTTCGCCAGCGGGTCGGCGATCTTCTCGATCTCGGCTTCCCGCGCGTTCGGCAGCACTTCCCCGATCAGCCTGAAAGCCTTCTTCGCATCGTTGTTATTGCTCGGACGGTAGTCGTGGCCGAAATTCTTCTTGAAGCGCTTGGCCAGCGGCGTGGCGTCGATCTGCTGGCGGACTTCCGCGAGTCTGGCCTCGTATTTCCTAGCCAGGTGTTCGCTCGTCCGTGGCGCTATCGGGATGCCGCGCAGCTGCATCAGGGTTGCCGCCTTGAGACGGCCGACGTGGTGCTCGTAGGTTTCCTTGCTGTCGTGCTCATCGAGCAGCCGGGACTGGGCGGTGTGCGTGAGCCTGTGGTACTTGGCGTCAATGCCGTTGTAGAGCAGCACTGTATCCAGCGGCGTGGCGTCCAGCTGCTCGCGGTCGATGTTGGTCAGCTGCTTGATGCCGATGCCGAAATGGTTGATGCAGATGAAGTTGAGGTCGAGCGTGGCTTGGCGTTGGTCGAGGATGAAGGCTTGGGCCTGGGCGTCGCCCCAACGGCCGCGGTGGATGACCTGATCGCCGTAGAAATAGCCGAGCCACTCCATTTCGAATGGCGAGAACTGAACCTTGCGGCCTGCGCAGGTTTGCAGGAAATCGACCAGCAGGTCCTCCAGCCTGGAGCGCTCGTCAGCTGTCCACTCGGCTTCGCGGTGATAGAGCGGGAACGAGACGGTCCCGGAGGCTCCGGACAGCGCCACGCTCAGGATGCAGGCTCCATCGCTGTACGGACGCAGGCAGTTGGTTTCCAGGTCGAGGCCGATGGTCTTGTCGCTGTGCAGCCGGGCCAGCCCGGCTTCAACGGCTTCAAGATTACGGAGGCAATCGATGCCGCTCTCGGCATCGGCACGGGTGTGGACCCTGGGTGTTGGCAGACCTTGATCGACGGCGGCGAAGGCGCGGTCAAGGTCCTTGGTGAACACGAAGGACATGGCTTCGTGCTGCTCGCGGGTGTTGTCGTTGTCGAGGCGCAGGATGTAGGACGGATGCAGCAGCGGGAAATACCAGCAGGTATGACTGCCGATCCGCACTGGAACCCGGCGTCCGTTCCACTTGGTGATGCTATTCTGTTTGATCGTCCAATGCAGCGGGATGCCGCCGAAGCCGAATATGGCCTCGGGCCGGGACTGCTCGATGTCCTGTTGCACCGAAGGGCGGCAGCACTCGATGGCGGCCACGGTCGGCGTGGCGTTGATGTAGAACAGTTTGGTCTTGTTCAGTTTCACCGGCCGGGTGCGAACTACGTTGTTCCAGCGGAGCTGCTTCTCCCAGCGGTAGGGGATGTGCCTGTGCAGGAAATTCCCGGCCACGCCGACGAAATTCTCACCCTGGTTGGCTTCATCCTCTCCCGGCGCTTCGCCGAGCATGTAGACCTTCGGGTGCTCGCTGCCGTGCGCTTTGATTTGCGCGTGTTTCGGTCTGTAGCCGTTCTGGTATTTGAGCGGGCACAGGTTGCAGCCGTGCGTGTGCAGGGCGGAGAAGGACAGGCCGCGAATCTCGTCGGGATCGGCATGGTTGCCGCTAGGCGGGAACAAGCTCATTGTCGCGCACTCCCGCCCCGGCGAAGAACGCCTTGCGCAGCGCGCGGTACGCGAACCTGTCTTTGTGCTCCCGCCATAGTGGCCATTCCTTGTCGAGGTAGTAGTGGAACAGAACCTCGGTATCCTCGATCAGGCGTTGTCTGTCGTCAGCGTCCATGTTCAGCTTCCGCAGGACAGCAGATAGATGTCGTCGGGACCGCACGACAGGATCGCGCACCGATCGGTGATCAACAGGTCCTCGTACCTATCATATACCTTGTGTAGGAAGCTTGCTTTTAGCTTCACGGAAATGTCGGGATGCTCGATATTGATCTTGTCGATAGCCTCGCCGCGCTGAGAACTGGAACGGAACTCCATGGCGTTGTTGCGGCAGGCGACGTAGGTTTGCACTTCGTTGCCTTCGATGTTGCAGAGCCTGGCTGCCAGTTCGAGCGCGATCTTGAGGCGTGGTCGCTGCTGTTTGCTGAGCTTGATCGGTGGCTTGTTCGGCAGCATGCGGGCGAGCACCTTCTCGAAATCGGTCGGTTGTTCCGGAAGCGTTAGGTGTTGGCTGGACAACACGGTGTCGTCGGCGAAGAACATGGCGTAGTCCTGGGTCAAGGCCAGCCGGTTCTTCACCGCATGTTTGCCCAAGCGTAGCATCTCGCCGCAGAACAAGGCGGGGAGGATTACCCGCTGTTTGAGCCGCAACGGCGGCGGCACATCAAGCTGCCGGTAGCTCATGGAGTTCTTGTTGTTGTACGAGAACAGCTTGGCTTTGGCCGTCGCGGGAATCCAGGTGATCCCGGTGTATTGCACCTCGCTGGAAGTTTCCACGGTCGATTGCAGCAGGGTGTCGATCGCGTCGAGAAAGTCCTCGTCGATCATCGCGGTGTTCTTTGCCGCGACCGGCATCCGGAAAACGAAATCCTCGATGCTGTGGGATTCGAGCTTGATCCTGGTCCTGCCGCCGCCGATGGTCACGGCGCCGTTGCTTCTGCTAAGTTCGACCTTGTCGGCGTGGGAGATGATGCGCAAGGTGTCGATCAGCACCTTGCCGGGAACGGTGCCTTTGAAATCGCTTTTCAGAGCCGTGGCGATGGCGATCTTGGTATCGTAGGCGATGATCTGGGTGCCGGTGAAAAGGATGTGCTTGAGGATCGGCGACAGGTCATGAGCGGCTACGGCCGGGGCGACCGTTTCGAGTTTTTGCAGCAGCTCTTTGCGCTTGAATGACGACATCTTGTTCTCCGAATAATGAGGATTCCTTGGGCTCACCCTGGGTCATATCAGCCGGTTCGCGCAGCCCTTGTATCCGTCGTTTGATCATTGGTCTGTATTTGGCATTTAGCTCGATCAGAACAGCCTGGCGCCCGAACATTTTGGCTATAGCTCCAACCGTGCCGCTACCGCCGAATGGATCGAGGACGGTGCAGGGAACCACATCGGCATTGCAGGAGCAGGAAGGCGACCAGCCGATGGTTCGTGTACCGATCGGCTCATCGTAGCTTTGTCCTGCGGTTCCGCGCGAATGCCGAGCATCCTGTTTATCTCCGAACCATTTTTCGTGGTGCTTGTAATCAGTCTCAGTATGTCGTTTCCACGGTGCCCCGCACTTCGCGCAGCAGCCGCGTTCGCTCGTGCCTGCTTGCAGGCATATTGCGACAAGCTTCGGAGGGAAGGTTGCGAAGTGTGCGCCGGGGAATGGTGCTGTGGGTATTTCCCACACGGAGCGGCGGTTGCGATTTACTGATTGTTCTCCTGACTTGTATCTACCGGCAAGTTTAGCGAGACCGTCATTGCCGCCGTTATTAGCTCCGTATCGTTCTGCTGTATTTTTGATCCCGATTCCAGGGCCACTATGTGACCAGTCTTTCCCACTTTCCTTAACCGCTTCTGCATCATAGAAATATCGAGCTGATTTCGTGAACAGGAAAACGTATTCATGAGCTTTGGCTGGGCGGTCGGTTATCGACTCGGGCATCGGATTCGGTTTCGACCAGATGATGTCGGAACGAAGCCACCATCCATCTGCTTGGAGCGCAAAAGCTACACGCCAGGGAACCCCGCATAAATCCTTCGGCTTTAATCCGTCTGTGACTGTACTGAATGGCTTATCGCGAAAGGTGCGGTCGTCATTGCCTGCTGCTTTGGTGTCGGCGGCGGAGCGGCCATTGATCGCGGTGGCGTAGCTATCGCCGTAGTTGAGCCAAAGGGTGCCATCGCTCCGCAGTACGCGACGAGCTTCGCGAAACACCTTGACCATTGCGGCTACGTGTTCAGCGAGTGTCGGCTCCAGCCCGAGTTGTGGATCAACATAGCGTGCTCCGCAAGAACAGATTGACGCTGGAAAGTCTGAAGGAAAAGCGCCTTCGGTTTGTTTTCCTGCGGCTCCGCTCCCGCCTCGGCCGCCCCGAGCTGCAATCCGGTCATGGTTATGCTTGGGGGCGCCGCCTTCCCATTTTCCGGTGCCGTAATCACGCAGCCCCCAATACGGCGGTGAAGTAATCACGCAATGCACCGACTCGCTTGGCAGCCGTTTAAGGACGCTAAGGCAGTCGCCTTCGTAAAGGACGACTGCCTTATCTAATTGATGAGGGGGCACGTCAAAGCTTCATGTTCTTCAGCTTGTCCTGGGCTTTCAGGTCCACGAGCATGTTGTAGGCGTTGTTGCGGATCGCGTTCATCGCCACCATCGAACAACTGTTGCCTTTCTTCTGCAGGATTTCCATGATCTCCGGGCCGGTGACTGTCGGGTTCTTGATGATCGCCGCGCGGATGATCGAGGGAGCGCTTTCCTTGTTTCGCGACGTGGTCCTCCGCCCTACCGGGGCGGCAGCCTTCTCAGCCTTCTTGGGCGGTGCAGCCTTGCCGTTACCGGCCTTTGTTACGACCCTCTTGGCTGGGGTGGTAGTCTTGGCTTTTGCCATTGGTTTTCCTTTCTTTATCGCCTTTCCCTGCTTCGCTTCGGCAGCCTCGGCAGCCTCGGCTTCGGATTCTGCTTCGGCCTCTTCAGCTGCCGATTGAGGAAAATCGTCTAATTGTGGCTCCCCGTCAAGCTGCTGGTTCGTAGCCTGGTCCCGGTCCACCTCCAAGTCGTTCCAGTAGTCCTGGCGCTTGTCGAGCTGGTCGATTACCCCTTTGCTGTTGTACCAATCCTGGTCTTCGGCGGTCAGACGATTCCATTCGCCTTTCGACATGGCATTGATCGCCCGCACTATGTCGGCGAGAGACCCTTGCCGGTCGTTTGCGTTGATCTTGACGCCCGTTGCTTTGGTCAGGCGCTTCTCCATCGCACTAGCCATATTTCTCTCCTTCTCGAACTTGAATAGGCTGTCTGAGTTACGTTTGCCAAATTGAAATACCGCTTCGCTGCTGCAAACGTGGTTGCGATTCCTGCCTAGAGACCCTCTGCTGTAGGTGAACCCGATGAATGGCAGCCAGTCGGCGCTGGTGTGCTCGCACACCTGGACAAAGCCCTGGCGTGACCGGCTCCATCGGGCGAGAGCCGGGTAGTCGATATTGTTGTGCCGATAGCCGTACCCGGTGTGCTGGTACGGCGGGTCGATGTGCCAGTGCGCTTCGATGGCAGGTGCGGATTCGTAGCCGCCCTCGATCAGCTTCCAGCCGCGGATATGGCGAAGCTGGGAGGCGATGCGGGCGCGAACCTTCTCGTTCCACAGCATCGTTGTCGGGTACTTGGCCCACTCGGTGGCTTGCCGGTTCACGGCCGGGCGTTGCTGTCCCCGGTTGAACCAGAAGCCGATCAGCCATTTCGCCTCCTGGCAGGCGTGCAGCCCTTCGGTGCTGTCGATGTCGGTCGGCAGCTTCTCGATCTCGCTTTCCTTGACCTTGATCAGGTAGCGCCAGATCGCGGCTATGGTCGGGTCGATCTCGACCAGGATGACCTTGCGAGCGTGCGCTGCCCAGTAGCAGGAATAGCCTGCGCTGCCCGCAAACGGCTCGACGATGGTGTCGTGCTGTGGCTCTCCCAGGCGCTTGGCCATGCGGAACTTGCCACCGTAAAAGCTGAAGAACGGCCGTAGCATACCCAAGCCATATCCGTCGCATTTTCAAGCTATGTCCGTATCGGCTTCCTTGAGCGGCCCGAGGAAGTTGAGAAGCTGAGAATGCAGGTCGAATTGCGTGTCATCAAGGCCGATCAGGCGGCATAGCCATTGATTGGTGGTCTCACGGCGGCCACCGAGCCAGCGGCGCGGGGGGTATTTGAGCAGCTCCGGGTGGTCGATGATGGCGAGCAAGAGGGCGCGGACAGCTGCGGGAGCGCTGGTGGTGAATCCACGCAGGTCTTCTTCTTCGTTTTCCTGCTCAGGAAGCTTATCGGTGGAAATGTCTATAGCCTGCTTGCTGCGGGAGTTGGCCAAGCGGTGCATATGGTTGGTGAAGGTGGTCTTGAACAGCGCCATCTGCTGGCTGCGCTTGTTGACATCGGGGTATTTGGCGACGACGATCTGCCAGCACAGGACACCATCGGCTATGAGTTCGTCGAGGTCGTACCAGTGGTATATTCTCCACAGATTCGCCCGCGCCGTTTTGGCCAGCCAGATGCGTGCGGAGCTATCCATCTCGGATGATGGCATCGGGGGTTTCCTCCACGAGAAGCAATTGGCGGCTTACCCAGACGGAGGCCGCCGACTCCGTGATCATCTTGGTCTGTTCATACTTGAACAGATACTCCGCTGGATTCGGAGGAGGGCGAAAGGCTAGGCAAGAACCGTTCCTGATGTCAAGATAGCGTCAAGATATTTTGTAGTTCGCCAGCATTTCGTATGGTTGCGGGGTCTTTCAAATGTGGTGGCAAATTGATAGCCTCGACCTGCATCGATCGCAGCATTGATTCGGTCAGCATCGCTGTCGGGAGTGTGTGCCGGTCGAGCAGCAGCACTCGGCGTCTATATCGTGGGAGCAGGTCGTACAGAAGATCAACCTGTTGATCTGACGGCCCGCTGGTGAAGAAGCATGTGGCTGGGAGTCCGAGTACGCATAGTTTGAGGGCGTCGAACGGCCCCTCGGTCAGGGCGATGCAGTCACCGCCGCTTTTGAGGCGGTCGAACCAGAGCAGGTAGTGCGGAGCCGGGCCTTCGGCTTTGTAGCGGCGTTCTTCGCCGGTGACGATGCTGCGCCCGGTCCACGCCACCAGCTTGCCGCGGTGGCGAATCGGGAAGATGATCCGGTAGCGGAACCGCCCGTGGCGGCAGTAGTGAAGCTCGTATTTTCTGGTCATGGTCGCGATCTGCGAGTGGGTGAAGCCGCGCTTGATCAGGTAGTGGTTGAACGGCTCGGCCATCGGTGAATCGTCGAACGGGCGGAACTCGCGCTGCCATTGCAGCAGCTGCGGCTCGGGTGCGGTTTCGTTCATCAATGCCTCGATCCTGGTTTTGAAGTCGTCGATCGGTGGCGGCTTCCCGCGGCTGCCGGTGAGGATAGCCGCGTGCTCCAGTGAACAGTGCAGCAGCGCCGCCACCAGCCTGGCGGGGCTGATGCCGCTGTGAGCCTTCCGCCCGACCCAACACCACCAGCCGCGGCCACCGAGGTCGATCGCTAGGTGACGCTCGTTGGGCGGGCAGAAGGGACAGGGGAGGCGGGCGTGCCTCCCCTGCGTTTCGAAGGCGATGTTGTACTGCTTGAGGAAGTCTGGCCAGGAGAACATGCTTCGCCTGCTTTGTTTGGCTCTGTCTCCGCAAAGCTAGGCTTTGCTTTGCCTGCTTTGCTCGGCTACGTTAAGCTCGGCTACGTTAAGCTCGGCTACGCTCAGCCTGCTTTGCTTTGCTATGATTGCGCTGCGCTTTGCTTTACTGGGCTGTGCCAAGCTCCGCCTGCTTTGCTTCGCCACGCTTTGCTCGAACTCGGCTCTGCCCCGCTTGGCTTGACCTGCTTTGTTGGGCTGCGCTACGCTTCGCTCGGCTCGGTTGTGCTATGTTTTGCTCCGCTATGCCTGCTTTGCTGGGTTTTACTGAGCCGCGCTTCGCTTCGCTTAGCTTCGCTTCGCCTGCTTTGCTATGATTGCGCTGAGCGGAGCTTGGCTTCGCTATGCTAAGCCTGCTTTGCTGGGCTTCGCTTCGCGAAGCGAAGCTTCGTTATGCTTTGCTTAGCCTGCTTAGCTCGGCTTAAGCCTGCTCAGTTCGGCGGCGATCCTTCAGGGCGTTGGCCGTCCCGCTGCCGGTCTTTGGTATACGACTCCTGGTGCGACACTTTGCGAGCGGAGGATACCGCTGCCCATACTCCTGACAGCTCTTGCAGGTTGTCGTACTTTTCCTTCGCCCGGTCGAAATCGGCGAAGGCGTCCTGCAGCAGTATCTCGCGCAGCCGGGGGGTGTCGATCACGTCGTTCACGTCGCGGAAGCCGCCTCCTGGATTGACCCGGTCGATCGACAGCGACACCCACTGCCGGTTGCCGCGGGCGTCGCGGATGTTGACGGCGATGAGCTGGCGAATCTGGTGGCATTGCCAGTGCTTCGCCGCTGTAGTCACGTTCCACTCAATGGCCTTGTGCAGCGCCGATTTCGGGTGACTCTTGGCCCAGGCGTGGATTTTCTCCACTTGCGCGAGGTCGCCGAATTGCCGCTTCAGGGCAAGTAGTTCAGACTTGATGGTCATCATGTTCTCCTTTCCCATCGTTAGCATATTGCCAGTGCTTCGCCGCCGAAGCCTCGTTCCAGTCGATGCTTCGATGCAACGCCGAGTTTGGGTGGCTTTTGGCCCAGGCGTGGATTTCCTTCGGGTCTAGGTCGCCAAACTCCCGTTTCAGAGCCAGTAGTTCAGACTTGATGCTCATGGTGTTCTCCTTTCCAGGTCTATCGTTATCATCATATCAACCGAGCCTGCTTTGCTCCGCTCGGCTAAGCTCGGCTGTGCTAAGCCTGCTTTGTTGTGCTGTGCTGTACTAAGCTGGGCTGGGCTACGCCTGCTTTGTTTTGCTCGGCTCGGCTAGGCTATGTTGTGCTAGACTGCGCTCTGCTTCGTTTCGCTTCGCTATGCCCGCTTTGCTTTGCTCTGCTCAGTTGCGCTCAGTTGTGCTGCATGATGCTGAGCTACGCTGTGCTGCGCCTGCTTGGCTTGGCTCAGCTTGGCTCACCTAAGCTCTGCTGTGCTATGCCTGCTTCGCTGAAAGGTGGGCTGAGCACTGTTGCGCTCAGCCCCGTTTCGCTCTGCGTAGCTAGGCTCAGCCTGCTACTCGATGGAGAAGGTTCCCCACCCGCAGCCGGTGGAGTTCTTGCTGTCGGGGCGTCCGGCGCCGATCCCGACCTGCACCCCGACCCGCGCCATCAGATTCATCACGTCCGATGGGCTGAACTGGTCGGCGTCCCACTTGACCCGGATCACCGCCTTCCACTTTTCGAAGAACGGGCGCGGGATGATGTCGGTGGAGCCATCCGCCAGCTTGACGGCGATATCCTTCCGCTTCGGCGTTCCGTTGAGCTTGACCAACGGGCTGCCGTCCTCGGCGTCGATGCCGTCATGCTCCACGAACAGGCAGAGTTTGGCGCGGGTCATCTGGTAACCGACCGTGCGGCAGGCCGACACCATGGCGCTGCGGATCGACGAGGCGGGGATGCCGTACCAGCCCTCGGTGCTGACGTGCATCGCGCTTTTGAAGACCTTATCGAAATCCTTCGGCTCGCGCTTCTTGTTCTTGCGCGAGACCTCCCCGGCTTCCTGCTTGGCGATCATGGCCAGCCGACTTGCGCTCGACATCCGGTTCATCACGTAGGGCGCCGTCCCATTGATCGTAACGTCGGCGACGCGGAAGTTCGGCGGCGTGATGACGATCTTCTCCACAGGTTTGCTGGGGATGTCGGTCTTCTTGTTGACCAGTTTGGTGGGGTCGGTCTTTGGGGTTTTGTCCAGCATGTCTCTCTCCTTGCTTGGACTGGAAGCTGCGTGATTGCCGCTTCACTTTCTTTCGTATCACGTGCCGGTTCTGTTTGTCTGTAGCTATAATTGCATGGTAGCTATGTAGCTATGTTTGGACTGCTTTGTTCAGCTAAGCTGCGTTAGGCTCCGCTCTGCTATGCTATGCCTGCTTCGCTTTGCTGCGTTAGGCTCAGTTAGGCTCCGCTCTGCTCTGCTATGCCTGCTTTGCTCGGCTACGTTGTGCTCTGCGACGTTGTGCTCTGCTTCGCTAGGCTCCGCTCGGCTCTGCCTGCTTTGCTCAGCTCAGCTCCGTTACGTTGTGCTAAGCTCCGCTGTGCCTGCTTTGTTTTGCTGTGCTAGGCTTCGTTCCGCTCCGCTCAGCTTTGCTCCGCCTGCTTTGCTATGCCACGCTTAGCACAGCGAAGCTCGGCTCAGCTCAGCCTGCTTTGAAAAAGAAAGGGGCTGCCTCTTGTCCAGGCAGCCCCTTGTCTCATTCGTCTAGCTCCAGGAAATGGTTGGTGACGAAGCGGATTTGCCCGTCATCCAAGCGCACCTCGGAGACCTCCGCGCCAAGACGGACGACGGTGCCGACTTGGTCGGTGCTCCACTCGCGAACCCGGCTCTGCTCAGATAAAAGCGGAGCCTGCTTCCTCAACTTCCTGTGCTTCACGGTCGATCTCCGTATTGGGGATGGCGCGAGATGGTGCAGGCAGCACCAGCGGGTCGTTGCCGCCGCCTTTGCCTTTTTTCCAGCTCTTCACCGCTGCCTCGATCTTGGCTTTGACCTCGGCGGCGGTGCCGCGGACCAGAAGGCCGCGGCCGTCGCACATCCTGATGACCGTGATCCCGCTCTGGCGGGCGTGGTCGATGACTGAGCCCACGAAGTTGGGATTCACCGAGAGCTGGAGCGGATGGGGAATCCCATCCTCGTCCTCCCGACTTTCAGCGCGTTCAAATTCGACCAGCATGTGATATCCTCCTCTTGTTGGTCGTTGCGCACTAACATTTCATATTCTATAGCCGAACGAGGCAGGATGCAAGGGGGTGTAGCTATAATTTTTATCTCCCGGCCGTATTGACTCCAGCCGATGTAGCCGTAGACTGGGCATCGATCATCAGGAGGCCACAAGTGGGCAAAGAGTTCAAGCGGTCATACGGTATCGAAATCGAGGTGCACGCGCCGGTGGGCAAGACCCGCGCGGCGTTGGCGCACGCCATCACCGCAGCAGGCGTTAGCTGCAAAGCCATCGAGTACCGCGATCACTACGATCACGGCGGAGGCTGGGCCATCAAGACCGACAGGTCGGTTGCCGCCGACTACGGCTTCGAGGCGGTGTCGCCGCCGCTGACCGGCGAGGAAGGCTTCGCGCAAACGGAGAAGGTCTGCGCCGTGTTGCTGCAGCACGGGTGCCAGATCACCAGCAAATGCGGCTTGCACGTTCATATCGATGCCAGGAATCCGACGCGGATTGCGATCGAAAGCCTGCGGCGGCTGGCCTTGCTCTATGTCGGGCATGAGCTGCTGATCGATGCCTGCATGCCAGCGTCCCGGCGCGGCAAGGCGGCAGCTAACGGCTATGCTCACGGCTTTGCTGGGGTGTCGGCGAACGCGATCATGGCCTGTCGCGATGCTGGTTCGCTTGCTCAGGTCATGCGGCCCGGCCGGGTACCGGGCGGTGCGCTGCGCGAATATCGCTACGTGAAGCTCAACTTCGGCTCGATCTTGACTCACGGCACCGTCGAATTTCGTCATCATGGCGGCACCCTGGAGCCCGAGAAAATCCGTAACTGGGTGTACGCCTGCCAGCGCATGGTCGAATATGCTTTGCGTGGCGAGGATCAACAGGTGGTCCACGAAACGCGCCGGGTCATCGCCACCGTGCGCCAGGGAACCAAGCGGGCGATGGTGGTGGACATGCTGCTGCGGCCGGTAGGCTGCACCCATTCGGAGGTGTTGCTGGCCACCGGCTGGAAGCAGGTCTCGGTTGCCGACATCGCCCATTGCTACGGCCTGACGCTGCGCACCGAATCTGTCTACGTCTCGGTGCGCGTCGAAGGGGCAAGGCGGCAGCGGGAGACGCGCTATTGGGGCGTGCGCAGCGAAGCTTCGGAGCGCCCGACGCGGCGGTCGGGGAGTGTTGTCCACAGGCAGTCGGCGAGCAGCTTGCTGGAGTTCTGCACCCGCCTGGGCATGGACGAGGACGAAATCAAGTTCTGGCAGTCCCGCGCCGATATGTTTGCCAGAGCTACATTGGCGGTGTCGAGCGCACAGCCGCAGCCGGATATTTTGACCGCACTCAGGACTGGAGGGACGATCTGATGACCAAGAGACTTGTTGCCAGCAAACGCGCCAAATTTGTTTACTTTTGGTCGCGAGTCCAGGTTGGTGCGGCCCACGAATGCTGGCCATTTAAGGGTGGGATAGTACGGAAAAGGAGGAGAACATGACTAGAAAGTATTACCTTAGCTACGGCAGCAACCTCCATATCAGCAGCATGCGGCGGCGCTGCCCTGATGCCAAGCCGCTGTCGAAAATGCTGATCAACAATGCCCGGCTGGTGTTCCGCGGCGTGGCCGATCTGAGCTTCGAGCGTGGGCATCTGGCTCCGCTTGGGTTGTGGGAGATCAGCGCCAAGGATGAAGCTGTCCTCGATAGCTATGAGGGGGTCAATAGCGGAATGTACAGCAAGTACGATATCAAGGTTGATGATGTAGGCAACACCGCGCTGATCTACCTGATGAATGACGATGGCATCTTTCCGCCGAGCGCCCAGTATGCCGCCATCATCCGCGCCGGGTACTGTGATTTCGGCTTGGACGAAGCTTTCCTTGACGATGCGATCTGCCACTCGTACCGGGCGGTGTCGCACAGCGCGCAGACCCGTGCGCGACGCAAGCGGCAGAAGCTGAGCAACACGCACCGCTATCTGGCCGAACTGCCGAAGGAATTGAAGAATGCGGCTTGGAAGGCTGAAGGGGAGGGGATAAAATGAAACGCTATGAAAATAGCCAAGGTGTTTTCTTCATTGACGAGGCCGATCAGATGTTTGGCACGGAGATCGAGCGCGGCTACCATCTTGAGCTGGGTTTGGCCATGCATTACTCCAGGCCCGAGGATCACATCCTTGTACTCGGCGCTCATGTCGGCGCGGTGGCTATTCCGCTCTCGGCGGTGCGGCGGGAGGTTGTGGCTGTGGAGGCCAACCCGCGCACGTTTCGCGCTCTGGTTATGAACGTCAATTTGAATAGACGGCCCAATATCCGCTCGCTCCAAGCCGCAGCCAACGACCAGACTGGGGAAATCCAGTTTGTGCTCAATACCAGAAACAGCGGCAGCTCGAAGCGCATGCCCAAATTCGCCCACCGCGATTATTTCGACGACGACCCGCAGATTGTCACTGTCGTCGCTTGGCGCATGGACGATCTGGTCATGCACACAAACCTGATCTTCATGGATATCGAAGGCTCCGAGCACGCCGCCATGCTCGGCATGCCGCGGCTCCTGGGGGAGGCGCGAGCCGTGATTACGGAGTTCCTGCCACATCACCTCACCCACGTCGCCGGGATCACCGTCGAGCAATTCGTAGAGCCGTTGCTGCCACATTTTGACCGGCTGGAAATTCCAGGTGTGAGCAATCCGATCGAGCAACCGGCTTTTGTTCCGCTGCTGCAAGGCTTGGTTGATCGAGGCGTGTTCTGCCCAGCAATCGTGTTCTACAAATCAGGAGGGAGCTATGGAATATAACGCCGCAATGACGAAAGTCTTCGACAAGGTGCCGCCGCGAATGCGGCGGCTGCCGATTACCGAAGAGGGCTGGCCTCAGCTTTGGTTCGCGGGGATCACGGAAGCGGGCAAGCCGGACCTGCGCTGTGCTAATCCGGCGAAACGAGTGCAGGCAGTTACCCACGATTTGTGCTGGTTGTGCGGGCAAACTTTGGGCGTGTGGAAGGTCTTCGTGACCGGCCCGATGTGTGCAGTTAACCGTACCACCAGCGAGCCGCCGTGCCATCTGGAGTGCGCGCAGTTCGCCGTCCTGGCGTGCCCGTTCCTGTCACGGCCGAAAATGAAGCGTAATGATGCCGACCTCCCTGACGGCTATGAAGCGCCTCCTGGTTATGCCATCATGCGTAATCCTGGCGCCACGGCGTTGTGGGTGTGCAAGAGCTACCGGCCGTTCCGCGTCGATTCTACGGAGTGGTTGATTGAAATGGGCGAGCCGCGCGAGGTGCTTTGGTATGCTGAAGGCGGCTTTGCCACGCGAGCCCAGGTCAGGGCCTCGATCGATAGCGGCTACCCAGCATTGTTGAAGATCGCCAAAGAGCAAAGCGGTGAAGCGGTGGTGTCGTTGGCGAGGAAGCTGGAAGGCGTGAAACGGTTTCTGCCTGCGGCATGATAAGAAAAAAGGGGCCTGTTTCCAGGCCCCTTTTCCCTATTTAACTGTTTACTCGTTACTCTCCCAACCAGCGTCCCATCCGCATTCCCAGGACACCGCTTGGAGAGAATCATGCGGATACGGATTTTCCGGCGGTTCATCGGGTTGATTCGCTTTAACCGCTTTGTAACCGAGGTCGTATCCTACCAAGTACGCTTCGCCGTCGAACTCTTCGACTTTTCCAACACGTAAAGGTTTCATGTCTCTCTCCTTTTGTGGACTTGTTCCACGGGATTATTATCTCATAATCAGTTAGAAAAGTCAATCAAATAATCGCTTTCCCGTCGATGATCTGCCGGAACAAATCGTTCCCTTCCTTGATCGCCTTCAGGATCGATTCGTCCACCGAATCGGCACAGACCAGATCGTAGCTGAAAACATGCTTGTGCTTGGAATCCTGCCGCTCGAAACGGCGGCGGCATTGCTTGCGCACATCAGGCCGCACCGGGCTCTCATAGAAGAAGCCGTATTTCGCCGCCTGCAGGTTCAGTCCCTCGCCGAAGCTGTTCTGCATGACCAGGACGCGGACGTTCGGATCGTCGTTGAACCGCCTGCGTGCTCCACCTTGATCCTTGGTCTTGCCGTAGAGGTGGAGCGCGCCGATCCCAAGCCGGTGCAGTTCCTTGATGATGCGCAGGCCCGACCATGTGTATTCGTAGAAAACGATAGCTTTGTCGTCCACGCTTTCCAGCAAGGTCAGCAGCAGTTCCAGCTTCGGGTTGTCGGGGAAGGTGAACTGTGCGCTCTTGCCGGTGTCGTCGTCCTTGAAGCCGACGAAGCCGGAACTGATCTGGCGCATACGCAGCCAGGCGTTCTTCTGTTCGCGGTAGTTGCCGACGCTTTCGCGCATGGTCGTCACCGCGCGCCGGTAGTAGGTTTCGGCGTCCTCGGGCAATGAGAACTTCTTGACGATCTCCACCACCTTGGGCAGGTCGGCTTCATCGGCTTCGAAGCGGATCGAGCGATTGTTGAGAATGCGGTTGAGCAAGCCGCTTTTCGATTTCTTGAATATGAACTTGGCGGTGCCGAACAAATCCTTCTGCTCGGAGAAGAACGCGGCGCGGAACAGGGCCAGGGTCTCGCCCAGGGTCTCGCCGCCGTCCACCATGCGCATCTGCCCCCAGAGGTCGGTGGGATCACGCCCGAGCGGCGTGGCTGACAACGCCATGACCAGCTTCGCGTTAGTGGCGATGCGGTTGCATATTCGAAATGGCAGCTTGTTCTTCGATTTGGCTCCGTGGCTTTCGTCGAGCACGATCCCATCGAATTTGTCGGTCAGCGCCCGCATCAGCCGTGGACTGACATCGAGGCGATTGCGTCCCTTCCTGCCGCGGCGTTGGTCCTTCACTTTTTCGCAGGCGAGGTAATACAGGCCCGAATACGTCTCGATCGTGACCAGGGCGTCGCTGCAGCCGAGCATGAGGTGCTTGGCTTCCGTCTCCGATGGCATGATGCAATAGCTCAGGTTGGGGAAGTGCTTCTCGATTTCGAGCTTCCATTCTTCCTTGTTGGCCTTGCGCGGCACCAGGACGAGAACGTGCCTGATCTGCTTGCGCCGTTGCAGGTGCAAAGCCACAGCCAAGGTGGTGATTGTCTTGCCTGAATTGTGATGGCATAGCCCGTGCGCGATATAATTTTCATAGACAGGGACATGAATATCGTAGTAGACATCATATCGGAGAAAACGGACACTGGCTATGGAGTCAAATGATGAAGCGTCCTTTCCAAATCCAAATGCCGCGGCTTCGTTATTTAGTCTCTCTCGGCTGGCGACTGACTGAGTTGGCTGCGAAGTATAACTGCGACCGTCGTATGGTTCATCAACGCATCCAAACTCTGGATATCCTTTACAATTATAGCAAAGGCTCTCCTGGCTCGCGAAATGGTTCTTGGAAGGGCGGCCGATCAAAGAGGAAAGGCTATTGGTACATTCTGAGGCCCAATCACCCGAATGCGACCAAAGGGGGCTATGTTCTGGAATCACGGTTGGTAATGGAGAAAAAGTTGGGGCGTTTGCTGTCTCGTTCGGAGGTAGTCCATCATAAAGACAGCAACCTTGACAATAACAAACTAAGCAATCTGTTTGTTTATGGCAGCAACGGTGAGCACTTGGCTGAAACTCTGAAAGGCCAATGTCCGAACTGGACTGAGGATGGCAAGCGTCGAATACAGGAAGGCGTGCACCGAGCTGTTGTGAAGCGAAAAAAGAAAGCCATCCAGCATCAGTTAAGAAGCGGTGCCGCGCGGTTACCACGATAATTCGGCCAGACGCGAATCGGATTTCAAATAGCGCTGTTGGTCCTAATTGAAATGGACATTCAGCTTCGACTAAACGCAAGCCGTTTTGCGTTCTCGCCCAAACCAGCAGCGGCTTCCCACGCCGATATAATTCGTCAATCCTGATTGGACCGCGGTCTGTCTCAATCAAGGTTTCGGCACCTACACATCCCGTGTCGGCCCAGAGCGCGAAGCGAAGAGCGCGCAGCACCACCAGCAGCATGATCTTCTGGTGCAGCCGCAGCTTCTGCCATACGGCCGGATCGACCCGGCGTTTGTCAGCAAGCCGATCCAGAGCTTCAGGCTTCAGTCTTTTGTAAACTGCCCAGTTGCTTCTGGGGCGGTTGAGGAAGGCTGGGACGGCGCGTGGGTCGAGGGCTCCCATTGGTGCCTTGTTTCCCTATCTATGGCTACGTCAATGAGATTGCGAATCACTTTGGAGCGGTTCCGGTTTCCGAGCCAGCGAAAGTGGTGTTCGTAGAGGTAGACGTTGAGACATTTGTAGGGCTCAGGAGTTCTTGGGCGAGGCATCAAACGTGTGTCTCCAGATCGTGTGTTTCCAGATATTTCACCAGATAATTCTGGTAGAACTGCGCCTTGCGGTAGTCCTCGGCTTCGCTACCCTTCCTCTTAGCGCGGGCGAGATAACAGTGGATAGTGAACTTCATGGCGCCGACGAACTCGTCCCTGGTCAGCCAAGCCTCCATGACTTTGATGACCTCGTACACGGTGTCACCGCCGTAATGGCTTGGATGATCTACTTTCTCACACATAACGCCTCCGTACCCGGATAATCCGCCATCGCCTTGGACTGTTCTTCGCCGTCACTATACAATACGATGATTGTGACGCTTTTCAATACCGCCAGATGACCGGACCTCGAACATTGAAGCCGGACTCATCATCAGATATGACTTCGCCTTTAACCTCTCCCCACCGAACCGGTGGCCCGCCGAATGGATTCTTAACCGCTGGGCTTTTAATTTCTACTTTCTCCTCTTGGGGCGGCTGCTCTTTTTTAACAAGCTTCGCACCACGCAAACCAGCGGATTCCAAACGAGGAAACTTGCTCATATCGTCATTCCCAGGTCGATCTTCTCTTGATTGCGTTTGGCGAACTTCTCTTCAGGCAGGCTTAGGCAGCGCTCCAGTTCGATTTTGAACACATCTTCGGGGTCCCAGCCGGACGATAGCGAATAGACAGCCGCACAGAGCAGTACGCCGCCAAGTTCCTGCTTCAATTCCCCTGGCGGCTTGCGGTAGACCATGTTCACCAGATCGACCATCTTCTCGCGCGGAATGCCGTTGGCCTGCGCCAGCTCTACGGCTTCCTCGGCCAAGCGTAACGAGCGAATCGGAAGATTCATCATGTGCTCGTGTCCGAAGCAGCGTCTACCCCAAGCCCAAGCTGTTACCGCCATTTTATGGAACTGCATTATTTACCTCCTCAATCAGGGATTTTCTTCTTCGGCCACTGGCGCATCGCCCGCGCCTGCATGCGCGCGTCGGCGACGATGTCCTGCGGGCATCCGGCGCCCTCGGCGCGGTCGGCCCATTCCATCACCAAAGCTGAAGCCAAGGCGTCCTGGGCGCGAAGGACGAAATAAGGCTCACTGGTGCCGTCAAGCTTCTTGAGCATTTCCCGGTTACGCACCGATCCTGGATTCATCCTGATTTCCCTTTCCGCGATTTACCAAAACGGTTTATCCCAGTCGATGGCAAACTGGGAATGACCGTCGAAACTAATTCCATAGCCTTTGCGGCCGATGCGCTTGGCAAAATCGACTTCGTCGGTAATGCCTTTGGACCTGTCGTAGCCGTCTATCTTCAGTATGAGCAGACCGCAGCTGCCGGTAATCATGGCATGGTTGTGCTCGCGCCAGAACTGGTACGGGATCGGCAGGTCGAATTCTACCGAAATTAAGTGAGTGTAGACTATCGGCGAGTACGCGAGCACCCCGTTCTGGAAGCACCACGCCGCCGCCGTCTTGGCTATCTCGTAGCGGTGCACGCGAATGATTCGATGTTCGTGCGTATATGGACTGGCGAGAAACCAGTAGCTCATTGATACGATCCCTTAGTTGTAGTCGTCCCGCATCAAGCCCGCTTCTTCTCTCTCATCATATTCGCCGTCGCCGCCCTGGCCGTTGCGGCTATCACGCTGCCGGTCGTCCGCTGCCTTCTCTCCAGGGTAGTTTCTTGGCCGCTCCCTCGGCATCAGCGCACTGTCGAGAACGAACGCGCCGGTCTCGAAGGTCTGGCTGACCAGCACCTCGAATTTGTCTTTCTCGCCGCGGGCGTGGTCCACGAACAGGCGGCACAGGCCGTGCTCGGTCTCGGCCTCGGTAGCCGAATGGATGATCACCACGTCGGCGGTGTGGGTCTGGGTCCAATCCTCGCTGGCGTGGTATGAGCGCGCCTTGCCGCTTTTGTGGCCTTCGCGGGTCAGCTGGTGGACAATGACCAGAGCGTGGTGGCGCTCGACCGCGATCCGCCGCAGCTCCTCAGTGTTGTAGCCGAGGTCGAGGCGCCAATGGCTCGGGTCATTGCTGCGCATCTTCATCAGCTTCGGGTAGTCGATCGCCACCAGATCGGGGATGAAGCCGTCAAGCTGTTCAAGGCGGTCCAGGTAGGCTTCGTACAATTCGACGGACAGGGTGCGGTTGGGGAATCGCTTGATGATCAGGTTGCCGATGCGCGGGCCGAAATTCAGGATGCGGGCTTCCAGCTCGCTTTGGATTTCGGGATTCTCGAAGTCGAAATTGGCGTACTCCTTGTCGTAGCGGATGGCGGTCACAGCGCCGTCGCGGTTGCGCTCGAATCGGCTGACTTCGATCTCGCCGATGTCGTGGCGGGAAGCGCCGAACATGGACTGGTAATAGCGCAGCCGGGTCTCGAATTCAGAATTTTCCAGGGACAGGTGCAGGACCTTCTTGCCGTTGCGGATGGCACGCTTGTTGATGTTGATGAACAGCCAGCTTTTCCCCCGCCCCTTCCCGGCGATCATCAGGAACATTTCTTCGCGCGCCGGGGCGATGCGGCGGCGGTCCAGCTCGGCGATGCCGGTGGAGAATTCGTTGTGGTGCTTTTCCAGGTAGGCCAGGAACGGTTCCAGGTCGTCGTCCAGGCGCATGCCGCGGTCGAACTGGGCGTTCCGGGCTTTGATCACGTCGCGCATCGCCCGCTCGGCGGCTTCGATGTTCTCGGGCGAGACCGGGCGCTTGAGGATTTCGGCGGTATGGAACACCGCCGTTTGCAAGCCGCGCCAGCGGGTGAGGGCCTGCACGCTGCCGATGATGTACTCGGCATTGAGGCTGCCCTCCGCCAGCATGGCCATGCTGTAGAGCGTGCGTTCGTAGAACTTGGCTTTGGCCGGATTGTCGGCGTCTTCGAGGATGTCGGCGAACAGGTCGCGGGTATGTAGCCTGGGGGCACGCTTGTGCTGCTTCCAGTAGCCGAGGACGCGGATGCCGATCTCGCGGTAGTCGCCTTCGAGAATGCCGGGATCGAGCAGGCCGGACAGCATCTTGCCGTGGGTGTCGTCATAGCACAGTATCGCCACCAGCGATTCCTGCTGCGCGAAGGACAGGCGTTCGTGGTCCATGGCTGGCTACTTGGTCAACAGGTCGTTCAACAGGACGGTCCAGAGCAAGACCATCGCCAGCAGGACGGCGGAGACGACGGTCAGTTCGATGAGGCCCCTAGGTTTCATTGATCCTCCTCTTCGCGTTCGCCTTCGAGACATTTGAGCTTCGGCAATGTCGGCTTGACGCCCTTCTTGTGCATGCGGGTGTTGGCGGAGCGGATATTGCGCTTGAGCAGCTGTTCCTGAGTGAACTCGTGATTGGACCAGCGGCGGCCTCGCCAAGCGCCGCCGTATTTGCTGTGCTTTGCCGTCATCGCTTGCCAGCCTGCTGGTTGCCGACCTCGTCAACCAGCGGGCCGCGGCGGACCAAAGCCGGGATGTCGCCGGGTTCCTCCTTGCCTTTCATGAGTTCCTCGATCGCCCGCTCGAAGTTGTCTTCAAGCTGCGACTGGTCCGGAACCGCCAGGCTCGGAGCATAGGCGGCATCCTTGGCCTCCTGCATGCTCTGTGTTATCAGCATGCTGAAGGCGTTGAGCCTGGTCACCAGCGTAATCGAATGCCGCTGGTAGAAGTCGCGCTCCCTGATCGCCTTCATCAGCTGCTCGTGCAGCGCCGCGTTCTTAGCTTCGAGGCGGAAGACCGTTTGCTCCTGGACCTTGAATTGTGCGCGCAGCTGCGCGGCTTCCGCCAGCGCCCGCTCGGCTTCCGCCAGCGTCCCGGCGATGGTGTGGGCGGCCTGTTCGGCGTGTTTGCTCATGCTTCATGCTCCTATCGGTGGCGGCAGGCGGCTTTTGCCATCGCCGCCGTTGAGGATACTGACAGCAGCGACAGCGTCATCGAGATTGCTGTAGGTCAGCAGCAATTTGAAATCAGGCTTCCAGTCGCTGGCCTCATAGGGTAGGGCTCTGAAATCGTGGCTCCAGTAGCCGACCTCATAAGTGTTGCCCGGAGGCGGTGCGGCGCTGCCTGCGGCGCCCGCTGCTATTCTGAACGTGTGCATGGCTTCATGCCCCTTCTACTTGACCACCCAGCCGTGCAGCAGTCCGGCCCGCGCATATCCGGGGAAGCTGTGTTCGATCACGGCAGGCAGGCGGTGAACATGCGCGAGAAAGGTCCGGGCGGTGACGACGATGCCCATCCTGGTCATATCCCGGTGCAATAGCCTGAACCCCAGGCAGAGCAGGGCGTGCTGCTGCGCCCGCGTCGGACAGGCTTGGCGCAGGTAGCGTAACAGCGGCGGTAGCTTGTCGCGGAAGCCAGCCGAGTGCTTGGCGGCCTGCCGCAGCTGGAACGAACTCGACATATCGGCTCCGAGTGATTGCGCTACCTCGGTGGCACAATGCAGGATCATGTCCAGGTCTTCCACTTCGTCCCAGGCTACGGCTTTGGCGACTTCGCCGTGCAGGCTGCGCAGCGCCTTGATGCGGGATGCCAGCTGATCGAGTTCCTCCCCCGATAGTTTAGGGAGCTGAGCGATAATTTCTTGCAGTGGCGAAATCACGGAATAGCTTCCCAAATGATCTGTTTGGTGCGGCGGCCCTCTCCATTCTTGCGCGGCTCACGGGCCAGCTCACGAACATATCCGGTCTTGCGCAAGTCCTTCATTCTCGGGGTCAGACTGGAATAGGCGATATCGGTGCTTCTGTGTATTTCCCAGCTACAACCTGGGCCATGGTCGAGCAAGTCGTTGTATATTCGCCAGCATAGGGTGTCATCCCTGACCCGTTGCGCAGCCTCGTGCGAAGTATCGGGATCGGAACGGCGGGCGCGTGCGGTCATATTTGCTATACCCGGAGAGTCCCTGGCGGGTCGCACTCGAAACGGAACGGCCACAGCAACGCGGTGTCGCCACGCTTGCGAGCTTCATCGCGTTGATGAGCTGTGCTCCAGCCCATGCGCCAAGAGACAGCGAGATCGCTGTTGGCGAATGGTGGGCACCTCTCGACAGGTATGCCGAGACGGCAGGCGGCGAAGCCGTCGCGTTGTGCGTATGACCAAGCCATGCGTATGGATTTCTCCTTCTCTTCGGGAGAGACTTCGATCACCTTGATGTCAGCGATATTGAATTTCATGACTTCCTCCTCGCAGTATTGCAGCCATTGGTCTATGGCCCATTGCTCACCAGGATTACGCATCAGGACCCAATAAGCCATATCGAGAACGGTCATGGTATTGTCTCCCTGGACCAGAATGTCTCACCCAAGCTATTGGTCTCCTTAATCCACCGTGTCCACATCAGGTCTTCTGTCGGCACAAAGTGCGGATACTGATCGGCTGGTGTTAGGCCAAGTTTCTCCTGACCTTGTCGCCACTCGCGCAGCAATCTTTGTCTCCAGCCCTTTCGTGGTGGCCACTTTACTCCCCATTGTGCAAGCCGCGCTTTGGTCCAGCCACCACGTGGAGACCTCCCAGCTTCCATCTCCTCCGCGGACACACCTTCACCTTTCTTCATATCTACAACCTCCACAACCATAGCTCCGCCCTTTCCGCTGCATGGTGTACGTGTCGCGTGTCCGCTTGGATGGCGTGGACGTGCGAAACGTAGCTACATGCTCCCTTGACGAAGGGTGACCCGGCTATAGCGGATCAGCGTACTCGGCTCCCTATTGGGTCTCATGACCCTGACGTGTTGTCCCCACGGCATCCGCTCAGACCATATCGGAGGTCTCGATCGTATCCAGAAGCCATCGCGGCTTTCGGCTGGACCGATAGTCAATCGGCTGACAGCCCGATACGACGCACTAACCGAGCGGGGGTTGCCCGCCATGCAGACCGGGTTGCAATGGGCACAGCATAGCCCGGATTTGTGAGTTGAGGATTCTCCATGCCTCACGGCTACCACCTTGCGGTTATCGGCACAGGAGCTGGTGCCGTGGCCCTTGGTTTGCTCCGCTGCCAAGCTTCAGCGCCGTCCCGGCCATTTCCTGCCGGACATTTGGCGTTACGCTCTCAGTCAGCATGAAGCCGGGAGCGTTCACGCCGGAAAAGGCGTGGTCCGCTGGTACCGGATTTTGGGGGTTGCCTTGTTGTGGGGCGCTGTGTTACACAAAGAGCGCCATCACGCTGGCATTTCCATTTCCGGTCGTCACGGACTTGGATTTGGGGCGGGTCGTCTTACCGGCGATCCGCCTCGACTATTTTCAGGATGCCTCCGTCTTCATCCCATTGTCAAGAACGGGCCACAAACCCGCTAGGATCGCCGTAGAGCGCGTTTCGAACGCGAGGCGGTAGGGATGGCCCTCCTGGCCGGTTTCGACGCCCCAGCGTCCTTCCCAGGCGGTTTCACAGGCGGGTTCCATGGGATCAGGCGCACGCCAGTCCGCGGCAGGTAGAGCGGATGCTTCGGGCTGCCGTCCAGATTGGTGCCCAGACACCACAAGGGAACTTTCAACTTGGTCAGCAAGGCTGTCACATTGTCGAGGTGCGGTTGCAGCGCCCGGTGCAACCGTCCCCAGGCGCAGACCACATAGGCCGCGTCGGTGGCGAACCTTTTGATGAAGCCCAGGTTCTCGTCCGAGCACGGCTGTGGGTGGGTCAGCAGTGCTGACGGATCGGTGGTGCGGAAGTCGCAGACATTGGCCTTGACGTAGCGGAGGCAATTCAGCTCGCGTTGGGTGAAGATCAATTCCCATCTCACGGTCGGATCGTCGAAGCTCGACGTGGCCGTGCTCGGGTTCATGCCGATCCATAGAGCTATCTTGCCGTTCTTCTGTGCTTCGCCAGCCCAACGTTGCAGCCAATGCCGATAGAGCCCGTCGCTGGAGAAGCGGGCGGAGCCGTGAACGCCCGCGGGCAGCGGCCAGAGCCGCTTGCCGCCTGGGTCATGCTTGGTCTCGGGGAACAGCGTCATGCCTTATCGCTGGGTCAGTGACTGATTTACGATTCTGGCCAAGGCCGGGTGAATCAATTTGGCGGTTCGCATGCGGGTCGCAGTTCCTTCATAGGTGTGCTTGTAGACGGTGGTTTGCGCCCCGCCCGTGCCGTGGGCGCCGGTCCGGGGATCGTGCCTTGGTATGTGCAGGTTGAGGAGTGGATGATCAGCAAGATATTGTTTAAGCTCCTCCATGAAAGCCCGCTGGCGTCTTGGGCTCATCGTTCGCGAACTGTCGTAGCCTTTGATCCACGTGCCGAATACGTGTTTGTAGCGGATGGAAAGCTTCGGTTGCCGGTTTGGTCTAATCATGGCCAGGATGTAGATCGTCGAAGGCTCGGTATGCACGTAAAGCACCGGATGACCAAAGAGCCTCTCCCCGGCTTCGCGAATCGCGTTGGATATTCCGCATTCCCAGGGAACACCGCGCCCATCCGGCTTGAAATGGCGGAATAGGATCGGGAGGCTTTTTTCCGTGGAAGCATCGAGATAGGGGGTATCGACCCAAGCTCCATCATCATAGTACAAGCGTCTTGTCGGCAGGGTTAACAGCTTCTTTTCGGTGATACGCATGAGTCATTTTCCTTTCTTCGCTGACAACATCTTCTTTCGCAGCTTCGCCGCTAGGGTGGACCACTCCTTGGCGACCAGCACGACTTCGGCAACCTCGGCTTTGGTGACGGCCTTGTCTTTGGCGTGTAGCAGCGGGAAGGTTTTGGCAAGGTTGGTTGCTTCCCGGCAGTGGAGTTCGGCTTGTTGCTTGTAGGTCAGGGTCGGATCGTCAAACTTGATATCGCAGGCATTTATCTTCGGGCGTTTCTTCGGCAGTTTGCGGACCTTGCCGTCGAGACCGACCCTCGTCTCGACTTTCAAGTCACTTTTCTTAGGTCTGCCAAGGGGTTGCGGTTCAACTGCGCCAGATGGCGCAGTTGAATTTCGAGCCCGCAGCACCGTGTTGCTGCCGACGCCAACCCGCTTTGCGATGGCACGATCGGATTCTCCCGGCGTCGCCGCGACCCCTGTGGCGGCGTGCTGACCAGCGGGGAGGTAGGGTGCTCCGCAGTTGCATCCGGCAGTGGCGCTGGCGCCGCAACTGGAGCATTCCATCTGTATGAATTCGGGGAACTGCAATACTTTGGCTGCTGCACTCATTTCTGTTCTCTCCTTTCTACTGACATCATATTCGGGGAAATAGTATAGCTATTGGCAGTCCGGGCAGCGATGCCGCCACTGGTCACCCTCCCGCTCCGACCGCCAGCCTGCCTCGCGCATCCGGCCCAGAGCCTCGTACCAGTCGTGGGTTCCGGTCTCCAGCGTTTCCTGGCAGTCGTCGCATTCGAAGACGATGAGGCTGTAGTCGCGGGTGATGCTCATCAGGGCTTCCGTTCATCAGCAAGCGCATCCTTGGCGATTTTGTGGATCGCACCCACAACCTCGCCGTCCTGAAATGCCCAATCATGCCGTGTACTGAGAATGCTCTTAAGCGCTGCCCGCAGCCGCTCGTTTTCCTTGTGATCCCGATTTCCGTCGCGCCAACGGCTCGGGTTGAACTTCCACGCTATCCACGGCCGATCTGGCCCGATCTGCAAATGCCAGTACCAAAGGCGAAGATTGATCCAGAGATTGCTCATTTCCCGTCCCGCTGCCGCCGCTTGCGAAAGCTGTCGAGCAGCGCTTGCGCCCCGACTAGGGTCGGGTCGCCAGCCATCGCGATGATCTCGGCGTCGGTCGGCGCGCGCAGGCTCAGGTCGTCGGCAAAGACCATCACGTCGCTGCAGTCGAGGCAGATGCTGAGGTTGCCCGGCGCGGCTTCGGTATCGACTCCGGTGGCGGCATCGATGGCGGCATCGAGCGGCTTGCCGCATTGGCGACAGACGTTGGGCGGCATTCGCCGTATCAGACCGAGTTTTGACGGCAGTTTCATCGGCGAACCTCCGTGTTGATACTATCATCATACCGGCTTGTCCACCATGGCTTCAACGACCACGGTCTCGATCATGTTGAACTCATCGCCGATGACCTTGCCGTGGCCTTCGACGCCTTCCAGCGCCGGGTCTGGCGAGACCCCGACCGGCTGCGGGTTGACGTGCTTGAAGCCGCAATAGTACAGCGTCGCCGATAATAAGCCTTCGGTCCATGCGGTCTGGTGGCCATGGCCGAACAGGATGGCGTGCATGGCCCCGCGCAGGTCGGCATTCGGCGCCCATTTATTGCTTTCGACGAAGCGCATGTAGTCGGCGGTGGCGCGCTGCCAGACCTGCTCGACCGAGGGTACCGCGATGCGGATCGCGCCACCGGGGGCGAGGACGCGGAAGCAGTCCTTGAAGAAAGCGACTGCTTGGTAATAGCCGACGTGCTCGACGACATGCTCGGCGAAGATGTGCGAAGCCGAGTTGTCGGCGAACGGCAGCGGCAGTTGGGTGATATCGACTTCGGCATCGAAATTCTTCCAGCCTCGCAGGTTGTTGCCGCCGCAGCCGAAATTGAGCTTGTCGAAGGCTGCCAGCTGCAGGCGGAGCGTGAGACCCTCCGCGCTGCTGGCGGGCACGGTCAAGGTCTCGGTGCTGGTGTAGGCATGGTCGAAGGTGAGTACCGGCTCCTGCGCCAAGGCCAGTTGCGCGAACCGCTCGTAGATTTCCATGTCGTCGAGCAGATGGTGGGTGGCGACCGAGCGGCAGTGAGTGATCCAGTCCATGTCGTCGAGATTGTCGAGGCTGATCTGGTTCTTGTCGCCGCGCAGCGCCTGCCAATGCTCCATGCGCAGGTGCTCCTTGAGGATGTCGCGGATGATCACTTCCGGCGTGCGCCTGTAGCCAGGGAAGTCCCAGTTGTAGCGCTTGATGAATTCGAACTCGGTGAGGAACTTGGTGGAGAAGAACATCAGCGCCGTCTCCGCCCAGCCGTCCATGTGGAACTTGGTGCCCTTGACCGGCACCGAGAGCGCGTTGATGTTCTCGGCGCGCATTCGCTCGATGATCGGCTCGACACGCAGGCGCAGCAGTGAATCCGACTCGATGTGGGCGACGTATTCGTAGCCGTGGTCGATGGCGTATTGCAGGCCATAGCAGAAGGCGCGCCCCCAGCCGTCGCGGCCGGACGACGCCGGGCCTGCGGGGCCGTTGCGGTTGAGATGGCCGATGTTCTCGTCGAAGGAGAAGAACAGCAGCTGGTCCTGCATCCGCTCGATGAACTCCTCGGTGATCACCTCGGCCTGCCGCGGCGACTTGGAGTCGACCAGCAGCAGGTCGCAGGCGGGATTGAGCTTCTGGTGCAGCGTGCCCCACAGTTGGGTCAGCTTCACCCGCGGCTCGTTGTCTACATACATGGTGCCGAAGATCAGGATTTTGCCCCGGTCGTGCTGCGGCCGCGGCTGCGCTTTGGCTTCGGCGATGAAGCTCTGGAGCGCGGCGTGCGCTTTGGGCATGTCGATGGTCTTGTCGCAGGTGTGCATCATCTGGTGGCAGCGGCACGGATTGATCGGGATGATCGGCAGGGTCGGGGCCAGATGCGCGCCGACGATGTTGGTGTCTTCGTAGCTCTCGTTGCCGCCGTAGACGATGATGGTCGGGGTGCCGACAGCTTGCGCCAGGACCGGGGTAAACCCGGCATTGGTGAAGGCGAACGCCGCCTGCTTGAACAGTGCCGCCATCGCCTCGAACGAGAGTTCGCCGCCGTGCAGCTTGAGATCGGCAGCCTGCTCCGGGCCGACGATCCATTCGTCGCCGTGGCGCAGGCGGGCGATGGAAACGGTGAAGAACTGCTCGCGTATCGCGTTGTAGAGTTCGTTGTAGTGATCGATGTCGGGGCAGCGGGCGGGCGCGTGCCAGCCGTGGTTGAGGATGACCGGGCGGTAGACCATGAGCGGGCGGTCGCCGCGATTGCGCCACGCGTCCGATATCGGGTGGCAGGTCTGGTCGAGCAATTCATGCCATGCCTTTGGCACCGGCAGGCTGAAATCCGGTTTCTCGGGCATGGCGAGGCCGACCGAGGCGAACATCGCCTTGAGGATCGCGCCATGCTCCTTGATCGAGTTGCGCTCGTAGCCGATGCGCCGTGATTGCAGCCCTTCGGTGTGGGGATAGGAGGCTGGGCTGGAAGCGGTCTCGCGGATGCGGGCGTGACTGGCGCGGCGGCGGGCATAGGGATGCAGGTCGCGTCCGAGCAGGTCGTGGATGACCGACAGATACGGGGTGTCGATCCAGACCTCGTATCGCTTCATCAGCTCACGCAGGATCGCCCGCTCGTGGATGCAGTCGCCGATGCCCCACATGCCGGTGACCAGCATCGGCGACTTGGTGCCGGAATGCGGCTTGGCTAAACTGGCATTGGGCACGTAGGTGTAGGCGAACGATCTCTCGTTGGGCGGCAGCACAGTGAACCCCGCGCGTTCCAGGTCCTTCACCGTGCGCACGAGACGGCCCGGTATTTTATTCATGGATTTCCTCTTGCGGTTCTCGCGGTTGCCCCTGCGAGTCGGGAATGATAGCGTCCGCGAATCATGGTGACCG